GCATAAATCAAATCTAAGATTTGTGCAAATAGTAATTTTGGATTACGTAAGTTATCCAAAATACCATTAATAGGTACAGGTGAAACTTCAATTCCTTTATGGAACCAACGTTTCGCAAATTCATATGTATCTTTTGATATATGTGATTTTGCTGTTGAGATCTGAACTCCTAATCCCGTGATTAATTGTAGATAATTATCTGCAACTTTATCATCGTAGATTACGATATCATCACCCAACAAGATGTATTTATTGAACGGATACTGATTAGCTTGGAATGCTGCATATTGAACCACCAAATGGTGACTTAATGTGAACATTGCCCAAGAAGATCGAGCTCCCATGGGTTGACCCACGGAATACTTGATTTTATTTCCTTCTGGAGTCATAAATGGTTCATTTACCATTAAATTCTTCCAACTCTTCGCATAATACGGAGAGGCAATTTCAGAAAGTAAATCTTCCTGAAGTTGGATAGGAAATCTATCAGTTGCGGCACTTAAATCAAATGAATGGAATGATTGACCATCATCCTTGTCATTTATAGTGGGATCCTGAGTAAAAGTTCTATCCTGAGGGATAGCTCTCAGAGTATTAAATAAATATTCTGATAGAGGGTTAAATGCAACTTGAGATATATAATCAAAAATTGCGATAACTCTAGCTTTTGCTTCTGGGTCATGGATTATATGTAATTTTCTATTACCTATAATATCCGATGATTTCGGATGTTTAATCGGTGAAGCTTTCTGTGAAAGTTTCAGGGATTTAACCCATTCCAAGAATCTAACACTTGTTAGTCCTCTAAGCCCCCATAAGTTCATTCCTGTAAAGGCATGAGCTGATTGGACAGCTTGAAGAATAGCAGGTCCAGATCTTGGTCCACTCTTAAGTGAGAGGAACAATCCTGAAGGCGTTGGATCATTAATTTCAAACATTTTAGTATAATCTTTACAAAAGGTTATAATAAAATCTTTGTCGATAGTTTTAAAGCTACCAGTAAAGGGATCCGTAATACTATTGTATTTAGGTTCTGCTTTGAAATCAAATGATCTAGAAATACCAAGACAAGTCAAGGTAAATCTTATTGCCTCATTAGAATTAGAATCCATTAAATCTTTCATGTAAATGATTGATTTAGGGAATCCTTCTTTTGATATACCGATCATCATGTCGTTAACCATAAGGCTGACCACATATGTATCGTGTAACAGTTAGACGTAGCATTTTAATACGTTTTATTGTATGTAAGATACCGTTATGTTTAATCCACTTAGTTACTTGCGTAATCCAAGTGTCTAAAACATAATTTCTTGTCGACTCTGAAATCGATGGATACCAATACCGAGCAATCCAGTTTAGGATTAACTTTGTATTTTTATTCATTGTATATATTTTGGTTAATACCAAGATATGAAGAGAGGTAATGGACAGCTCCGCCTCCTGTCCCCACAGTCTTGAT